TTGATTAATACGCTTTAACGCTTTTTCTATTTGTTGTGTATTCATTTTAATTTATCCTTTCTATTTTGCTGTTTTGTTTTTATTAATTATTTCATATCCCCACTCACCATATTCACAAATTTCATCAAGTGTTAATGTAAATATGTCTATGTCATTGTCGTTGTCGTCAACGCCCTGCCAGTCTGAATCATGATATGAACAAAGCCATAACCTTAATTCTTCCAATGAGTTAAAAATTTCTTCTGGAAAATAATGTTGATAATCTATTCTTAAAACTTTCATAATAATTTATCCTTTCTAGGCGGCTTGTTAGGCCGCCTCCGTAGTGTTAATAATAAAGTCAAGCGGCTGCAAATCCTCCAGGAATTTGACGGCCTTGCCTGCCTTGCTGAAGGCTGAATAAATAGCCTTTGGGTCCTTCTTAATTGCTGACTTCCAGCCGTTTAAATATTGCGCATGGTCCGCCCTTGGTTCCGGTGATACGCCCAGCTGAATAGATAAAATAACGGCGCCTGTTTCCGCTATCAATTCTTCAAAGGCGTAGTCAATAGAACCAAAACCATTTCCAAGTTTACGCTTTAACCTGGAACTGTGGCCGGTCCAATGGACTAACTCATGCAATAAAGTAGAATAGAAAGCCTCCTGGGGCGTGCTGGTTTTAGTCCCTTTAAAATCGCTAGCGTTAGGCATAGAAATTTTATCAGTAACAGAACTATAACAAGCAGTGCCGCCGCCGTAATTGATAACGGCCTTGGTATTTTCAACAAACTGATTAACTTTTTTATCATCAAAAATATTAACAGGTTCCGGCAAAGGCTTATCATTATCCTTTAAACCTTCAACAACATCTTTATTAAAAACAATATAGTTCTTAAAAAGAAATCCTGTTTTTTCTTTAGGCTTGCCGCCTTCATCAAGGTCATTTCTATCTTTATATTTTTTTACTGACCAATAGAAAACAGGAACGCCCTTCCCTTTGGCGCCTGCTAGGCTGCCGCCCTTGTCAGTCCATTGTTTGTATGTTGCCCACTGGCTGCTTTTATATCCTTCCGCCAGCGCAACAGCTGACAAAAGAAAGGGATTAAAACCATTATAAGGGCGTTTACTTACACCATTATAAGGGAAACCTTCCGCCGCTCTAGCAGCCCAAGGTTTCAGCCAGTTAGTGCCGTTATCCTCCATTGATTTTAAAATTAAGTTTTGTATTTTTGTTAAATGTTTTTTTTGAGTGTTCATGTTTTTACTTCCTTCCTATTTGGTAAACAACTACGCCAGCAATTCCTATTCCGCCCAGAATAAACATCATTCCAGAAAAGAATAAACAAAAGAGACCAGTAAAAAATTCAAGGTTACTATTTAAAGCGTGGTCCAAAAAATAATAACTGGACCAGAACCCAAATATCGTTTGAAATATAAAATGAGATAAAATCATATTAACCTTCCTTTCTTGTTTGTTCTTAATTAGTTTATATAATGTTCTCATTGTTAAAGATATAAAGATTATATAATATATTGTCAACATATTATTATAATATAACTACAATAGGAATATAAAACCATGTCAAACACCGCAAGAAACCAGGCTTTTTTGAATGAAAAAAAAGTTAAAAAAAATTTGGTTCCGCTGTATGTAACAATAAAACCAGATACAAAAAACAAACTGCAGGCCCTGGCTGATGAACAACGCCGCAGCCTGGCCAGCATGGTAGAAGTTTTAATTATTGAAGGCTTGCAGCGTGAAAACAAATCATAAATATAAAGCCAAAAGAATAATAATTAATAATAATAAATTTGCTAGCAGGGCGGAGGCTGCATATTATCTATTTCATTTAATACCGGCCCTGGAAAAAAAAGAAATAAAAGAAATACAATTACAGCCCAGAATAAAAATAGAAATAAAGGATAAAAAAATATGTCATTATATAGCGGACTTTCTAACAATAGACTTAAACAACAACCAGAAAATCATAGAAATAAAGGGATTCAAGACAGATATTTACAAGTTAAAACTGAAACTAACAAAGGCCGTTTATCCAGCGTTGAAAATCTTGGAGATTTCAGCGAAGGATTTACGCTTAGAAGTATCATTATTAAAACAGCTGCAGCAACTGGCATAAGTCCCAAACAAATACTTGGACCACGCCGCAGGCCGGACATAGTACATGCACGCCAGCTAGTTTATAAAATCGCTGTTGAGTTTACAAATTATAGTTATCCGCAAATTGGTAACATGTTAAACAGGGACCATTCAACAATTATTCAAGGTTACAAGGCTATCAATATTAAACTACAAAAAGATTATAAATTAAAAAAAATACTGAGATTTATAATAACACTGTTACATGAAAAAAAGTAAACTATCACCGGACCCAGTAAGGGACCCACCAAAAAACCAGGGCGAATATCAAGCGCCAGGTTCTCATTTAGTATTACCAGCCAGGGCCTATGGTGATAATCGTTTTAACCGCTACCCTATGACCTTGCGCTGTTTTGTTATTTGCTGCGGACATGCTAGCAGCTGGACCGGTATTTTTTTCCCAAACCAGACTTATATAGCAAAGGTTTTACAATGCAGCCAGCAAGCCGTAAGCCAACATATGTTAAGATTATTAACCTGGAATTATATTGAACGCCTGCGCCCAGCTGATAACCGCCGGAAGTACGGCAAGCGTGGCGCCCTTTGGCGTGTCATATATGATGTAACAAAAACCCTGGAAGATGTTATAGCCATGCAGCCGGCCCAGGACAGGGACCCAGAATTAGAAAAAGAAATTGCCCAGGAAACATTAAAACAACAAGGGCCAAGAAAACATAAATACAAGTCCCAGCTTGTACAAGGCGCAGCTTGTAAAGATAAAGAACAAGGGAAAAAAAACAAGGTGCAGCTTGTACAATCTCACAAGGCCCAGCTTGTACATAACAACATTAATATAACTAGTAAGAAGTATAAAGGGAAAATTGAAGATTATACTTGTAGAAACATTTGTGATATTTATAACCAGATACTACATGAATGTTACGGCAAGGCCTGGACATATGATATGAAACAGTTTGATTATGCTGCTGACTTGATACGGCTTGGATATACAGCTGAAACATTTAAGAAGGACGCAACCGGCGTGGTAAAATGGAAAAGGGATAAGAACCAGCAGCCGCCGTTCAGCCTTCAATACTTTATAAAACGCAAACAATCCCAGGGCCAGGCCCAGGAAAATAAAACAGCCATGGATATTGTAAGACATGCAGCCAACAAAATGAAAGTAAAATGATAAACTGTACAGGAACGACCAGGCATTGTTATCATGTACCGGCTGCCGGAGAAATAAAGTATTTAATATGCCAGGCAGCAGTAAAAAAAAATAATTGTAACGCCCAGCCAGCAAGGGTTACAGCAAAAAAACGACCTATATGGCCCCTGGCCCTAGCGTATCGTATGGGGTGTTACACAAAAATATTTTGGAGTTTTCATCAAAACGAAAAGAAAAGGAGGTTAAGATGAAAATATTTGATGTAGTTCAACCTAAAGAGACTGATAAGGTTGATGATAACACAGGCAAACCTGTAACTAGGTGGCAGAATCTAGGGATTGCTTTTGAGAAGGAGGGTAAGATAACTGGTATTCGGTTAGAATGTTTACCTTTACCGGACAAAAAGGGTGAGGTTTGGTTAAGATTATTTGAGCAGAAACCTAAAAACCAGGGACAGGGATTTAGTTCTAGGTCAGATAATGCTATAAAAGCGCCATGGAATGATGTAAAGTAGTTGTATGGCAAAGAGAGTAGTACCCCCTGTTCGTAGATTTGGAGGTGTAGGAGAACTACGCAAGCGAATAAGGGGGTCAGATATTATTTATGACAACCGAGATGGTATAGCTACGGAGATGTTAGGATTAGCGCAGGCTAAGATAACGGATATATTTGATTGGCAGGGCCAGCAGTTATCTTTGAAAGATGTAGAAAAGATACCGGAACATGCGTTGAGTGCTATCAAGAAAATCAAGATAACGCCGAGGCAAGATGGTGAGGATATAATTGAGGTAGAATTGATTGACAAAGTTCGTATATTTCAATTATTGAGTAAGTCTGCTGGATTATTAGATACGGAAAAAGATACGGATAAGCCAGCGGTTGTTGATATACAAATGGTAATGCCGGAGGATAAGAATGGAAAAAAGTAATGGTGAGATGAAAGTATTATTAAAATGCGACCATTGTCAAAGGGATTTTAATTATACCCAGATGTATTATTTTCAAACATGTAATCCGGAGGTATATAATGATTATGATAAACTTTGCAAAGAGTGTTATGAGTTTTGTAGTAGCACTTCTATTTTTACACAGTAGAGCCAGCTATGACTGATAAACCTTCTGTAACCAAATTAGATTTTAGTCGCAGTCCTGTTATTGCAGACTTTATGCAATCAAAAGGATTTGTACGAGGTATCATGGGACCGGTAGGTAGTGGTAAGTCGTATGCGTGTTGTGCTGAATTATGGAGACGAGCAATACAACAAAAGCCTTCACCAAGAGATGGTATCAAACATAGCCGCTTTGCTATTGTAAGAAACACGCACCCTATGTTGCGAACCACCACACTCAAGACTTGGTTGGAGTTGATGCCGGAACATATATGGGGTCATGTAAAATATGCGCCACCAATAACGCATCATATCACTTTACCTAGCAAAGAGGGTGCGGCTGGTATAAATTGTGAAATAATTTTTTTAGCCTTAGATGACCCTAAAGATGTACGAAAACTTTTATCTTTAGAATTGACTGGTGCCTGGGTCAATGAGTGTCGTGAATTACCCAAAGCTGTTATTGATGGATTGACGCACAGAGTAGGAAGATATCCAAGCAAAGCAGATGGCGGTCCTACTTGGCATGGAGTAATTTTAGATAGCAACCCCTGCGATACGGACCATTGGTACTATCATTTAGCTGAGGGTAAGGATAGACCTAAAGGTAAATATGCCTGGGAGTTTTTTAAACAGCCACCAGGCGTTATTGAGATGGATATACAAGATGTACCAGAGGATATGCCGGAGGCACATGGATTTATAAACGCTTGTCAAAAATGGTGGCGAACAAATCCACAAGCTGAAAATTTGCCGAACCTTCCTACTGGTTATTATGAACAACTACTCGGAGGTAAAAACCTAGACTGGGTAAAATGTTATGCTCAAGGTAAATACACCTATGTCCAAGAAGGTATGCCTATTTGGCCAGAATATGATGATACAACTATGGCAAGTGATTTAGAAGTTGAGCCTGGGATTCCGGTACAGGTTGGGATTGACTTTGGTCTAACGCCAGCTGCAGTATTTGCACAGCGTATGAAAAATGGCACTTGGCATATCTTACATGAGTTAGTAACCTTTGATATGGGTTTAAATAGATTTGTTACCATGCTCAAAGAAGAGATGGGAATATACTTTCCTAAGTGTCAATTTATGGTTTGGGGAGACCCTGCAGGCCAACAAAGAGACCAGATATATGAAACCACTGCATTTGACCACATGCGAACTATGGACATAGTAGCACGCCCTACAGCCACGAATGATTTTAAAGTTAGGCGAGAGGCTATGGCTATACCCATGCAACGACTTATACATGGTAAGCCAGGATTTCTTGTAAATAAAAAATGTGAACGATTACGCAAGTCTTTATCTGGAGGCTATCATTTCAAAAGAATATCTATGGGTGCTGGTCAAGAAAGGTATCGTAGTACACCCAATAAAAACGAACACTCTCACATTGGAGATGCAGCTGGATATTGTTTGTTAGGCGGAGGAGAACATAGGGACATGACAGTACGCAAAAATGTTGGTTCTAAATTAAAACAACCACAAGCAAAAGTTTTAGATTTTGATGTTTTCTCCGCATGAACTAAATACAATTATGCGTTTACAGTGGCCAAAAGAAAGAATTGTAACATGGCATAAATCTCATTTTGATATAATTACCTTAAATAAATTTGATAAAAAAAATATTGCCTTATACCATGCTAGAATGAATCTTTTTGAAAACCTTGTAAGTCAAGGCCTTTGTTTTACAGGCATGGACCAAAAGAAAATATACGCTATGTTTGGATTATGGCAAATGTGGCCTGGTGTTTACGAGGCATGGCTTATACCAAGCGCAGATATAAGAGAAAAAACTGTGCGTTTTCATAGAGGTGCAAAGCTATTTTTTGACTATGCTGTGAACAAACTAGGAATAAAACGATTACAAATCATGGTTTGTACACAAAATGTTCTGGCTGTAAGATGGGCTAAGGTATGCTACTTTAAAATTGAAGGCACCGCTAAACAGTGGGGGCCGGAAGGAGACGATTATTATATGATGTCAAGGATTTATTAAATGGGTGGATTATTTAGCGCACCAAAACCGCCACCACCACCACCTCCTCCACCAGAGATAGACCGCAGAAGTGCGCAGCTGGAGGCTGAGGAACGCAGTGAAAGAAAAAGATTACGAGCAAGAAGAAAAGCAAGGACGCAATCTGCAAGAGCATTGATGACTCAAGTAAGAGTATCTCCTGTTACTGGCGAAGGACAAATGGCACAAGGCACCACGCTTGGTCCAGATGGTAGAAATCCAAGGTCATAATGTGCCAAAACGAGAATATATTAGAAACCCAAGATTAAAACCTATAAAACAGGAGAATCAAAACAATGTATCAAACCAGCAAAAAAAAAAAGAAAAATCTAAAAAAAGCAATGGCTAAAAAATATGGCAAAAAAAAAGAATAGGCTAGATGAATGGTTGCAAAAAAGTTTCAAAACCCTAAAGGCGGTCTTAACGAGGCTGGAAGAAAACATTTTAAAAAAACTGAAGGGGCGAATCTCAAGCAACCAATTAAGACTGGCACTAACCCTCGCAGGATTAGTTTTGCTGCTCGTATGGCTGGTGTAAAAGGCCCCATGAAAGATGAAAAAGGCCGGCCTACTAGAAAGGCTTTAGCCCTAAAAGCCTGGGGTTTTGGTAGTGTATCAGCTGCAAAATCATTTGTAGCAAAACATAGAAAGACATAATGGCATTAGGGGTAAAAGAATTAAAAAAAAGATATAAGGTGTGTGAAACACGCAAGGAGATGTGGCGTTCAATTTATGAAGAGGCCTACGAATATTGTTTGCCTATGCGTAATTTGTATGATGGTTATGCAGAACAGGACACTCCTGGTCAAAACAAAATGAAAAGAGTGTTTGACAGCACAGCCATTCATTCAACATCAAGATTTGCAAATAGAATACAATCAGCTTTATTCCCTCCCCAACAACAATGGTGTAGACTAAGACCTGGACCAGATGTACCAGCTGAAAGAAAAATAGAGGCACAACAAATATTAGACCAGTACACAACAAAAATGTTTAGTGTTATGCGTCAATCTGGTTTTGATTTAGCTATTGGAGAATTTTTGCTAGACCTTGCGGTAGGAACTGCCTGCATGCTAATTCAAAAAGGTGATGAGTTACAGCCTATAAGATTTACAGCAATACCAATGTATCAAGTAACTTTTGATGAAGGTCCTATGGGAAAACCAAACTTTGTATATCGTAGGTTTAAAAAACCTTTTGAGGCAATTCAAAAAGAGTTTCCAGAGGTAGATATGCCAGATGAACTTATAGAAAAATATAAAGAAAGACCAATGGAAAAAGTTGAATTACTAGAGGCAACATATCCTAATGAAGATGGTGAATATGATTATTGTCTTATGACTATGGAAGGTGATTATAAAATACTACATAAAGTTTTAAAATCTTTTCCTTGGGTCATATCAAGATACATGGTAGCACCAGGAGAAATATACGGAAGAGGTGTTTGTCTATATGCACTACCAGATATTAAGACTCTAAATAAGGTTGTTGAGTTAAATTTAAAAAATGCCAGTCTCAGTATTGGTGGTGTATTTACTGCAGTAGATGATGGTGTTATCAATCCGCAGGCTATACAAATAGTACCTGGTGCAATCATTGGTGTATCAAGTAACGGAGGTCCAAGAGGACCAAGCCTTGCCCCATTACCTAGAAGTGGAGATGCGCAGCTTTCGTCTCTAATTACAAATGATTTGCGAATGAATATTAAAAAAACATTACTAGATGAAAGTTTGCCACCGGACAATATGTCAGCTAGGTCTGCAACGGAGATTGTTGAAAGAATGAAAGAACTAAGTCAAAATCTTGGCTCAGCATTTGGTAGATTGATAAATGAAACTATGACGCCAATAATTACAAGAACACTTGAACTTATGGACCAAGAGGGTTTAATTGAATTACCCTTAAAAGTAAACGGATTAGAGATAGCTATTGAACCACAATCTCCACTAGCTATGGCTCAGAATATGGAAAAGGTAGGTAATATATTACAGTTCCTACAAATATCTCAAGCATTAGGAGGTGCAGGTAATGCACTTGTAAATCCAGAGGCAGTCGGTGATTATCTTCTTGATAATCTTGGCATTGATGCAAACCTAAGAACTACACCAGAACAACGAGCAGCGATTGTGCAACAGGCACAACAGCTTTTGGCACAACAACAAAGCATGCAACAACCTGGACAAGAAGTGAATAGCCCAGGTGTTAATCCTTCAGCTGATGTGCGCCAGGCTGTAGCTGAAGGTGCAGGCGGTCCACCAGAGGGAGTAAACCCAGATGAGGAAATGGCTACTCCAAATAGGCCGCCAGAGTAAAGGAGTAAAGTATTATGAAAAAAAGAAAAAAATTAACAGCTAGGCAAATGCTTACATTAGAGAAACACTCAGAACACCATACAAAAAAACACATGGATTTTATGAAAAAAGAAATGCTTAATGGTAGTACCTTTACAGCTGCACACAAAAAAGCACAAAAAGAAGTAGGTAAGTAAATATGAAAAATAATGCTGAAAAGATTAGAGATATTAATTCTGTGGGTTGGGACGGCCTTGATGCTAATGTTTCACACTTGCGTATTAAAGATACTGATGTACAAAGAGAATTAGATATTTCATATAGAAAATGTTTTCAAACCGCAGAAGGCAAAAAAGTTTTGGACCATCTTAAAGCAATAACAATTCAACAACCTTGCTGGGTCCCTGGTGCAGACACTAGCTATGGTTTTGCAAGAGAAGGACAAAACTCAATAATAAGAGAAATTGAACAACGAATAAGGAGAGCCAATGAACCAAGCTAATGAAAATCTTGCTGTGCAAGAAACAGAAGAAGAAAAGGTAGAACAACAACCAGAGCAAAAAACTATGGTTGAAGAGTTTAGGCAAAATAATCCCAAAGAAAATGAAGAGGAAACAAATGAGCCTTTGTCCCATGTGGAACAAGAGACAGAAGATGATGAGACAGAAGAATATGAAATGCCTAGTTTTTTTGAAGGCATAGAAAATCACTGGGACAAAGATGGTCCGGACTTAGAGGGAATGGCAAATGAATTGAAAGATGTCAAAAAAAGTTACTCTGAACTGAGAACAAAGATGTCTCAAGGTAAACATAAGGCACCAGAAACTTATGACACACAAGTAGCAAAAGATTACGAATTACCAGAGGACAATCCTTTACTTAATGGTTTTATAAAAATTGCTAAAGAAAATGGACTTTCTCAACTTGCGTTTGATGAATCTGTAAAATTAATTTTGGAAAATGAAAAAGAACAGACAGCTGAAATAAATAAAAATTCTGCTGAAGAGAAAAGATTGTTAGGAAAAAATGCAGATGCAATATTAAAAAGCAATTTGGATTGGGCTGATGGCATGGCAAGAAAAGGTATTTTTAACGAGGACGAAATAAATGAACTTGATATATTGGGAGGAACAGCTGTCGGTTCTAAGTTAGTAGTTAAATTAAGGAATCTCATGGGTGATAAAGTAAATATACCAACACGATTAGAAACACCAGAACTAAAAGAAAGTGAAGATGAATTTAAAGCTGAGACAACAAGATTGATGAATGACCCAAGGTATAAAACCGACCCTTCATTTCAGAAAATGGTGGCAAAAAGATTTACTGATAGATACGGAAATAAAAATCAATAAACACCTTTACAAGCTGTATCTTGTATATTATAAAAGAAGATGAAAGATAACTGCACCACAGCCTTTCTGGTAGCAAAGAAATTTGCGGCTGGCTCAAGGCCTAATTGAGTATGTTGCAGCCCAGACCTTCTGGACAACTGTTGCGATTGTTATTAATACTAACTTTTGCTAGGAGGCAAACTTATGACAACTCAAGCTAATTTGTCGCCAGCGTTTGTGCAACTCTTTGATGCTGAAGTACATCAAGCATATCAAGGGGCAGCAAAACTAACTGGTGCAGCCAGAACGAGAACTGGCGTTGTGGGGTCTACTGTCAATTTTCCTAAAGTAGGAAAAGGTCAAGCTAGTGTGAGAACACCAGCTACAGATGTGGTTCCACTTAACACTGCCTTCAGCAGCGTGGCATGTTCCCTAACGGATTTCTATGCGGCTGAATACAGTGATATATTTTTACAAAATAAAATTAATTTTGACGAAAGAAGTGAACTGGCCCAAGTGGTTGGCTCAGCTATCGGAAGGCGTCAAGACCAGATTTTATTAGACGCATTACTAGCGGCAAGCGCCGGCTCGTCTGTGGCAAACACAGTCGTTACTTCCGGTTCAGCTACAGCTAGTGATTTGAATGTAGGAAAAATTATTGCAGCTAAAAAAGCACTAGATGCAAAAAATGTTCCTGCAGAAAATCGCCACATGATTATTCATGCAAACAACTTGGCAGCATTGTTAGGAGATGAAAGAGCAATAAGTTCTGATTTCCAAACAATCCAAGCCTTGGTTTCTGGACAAATCGGAACTATGATGGGTTTTACCTTTCATATTCTTGGTGATAGAGATGAAGGTGGATTATCAAAAGATGGTTCTAACGATAGAACTTGTTTTGCTTTTCATCAATCATCTATGGGTGTTGCGGTTGGTATGCCAGCCTCAACGGAAATTAACTATATTGCAGAAAAAACTTCATTCCTAGTAACTGCAAAACTATCTATGGGTAGTGTTGCAATAGATACTGATGGTATTGTTGATGTAGTCTGCAGAGAAAGCTAGGAGGTATATTATGGCTTTTGCAAGAACAGGTTGGAATCCTATTGGTGGACAATCAAAAAAAGGCACTGCACCTCAAATGTTTTCTTATACAAGTGCAGATGCAATCGCTGCTGTAAACAGTGAAGGTTACTTCAATGAAGTGGCCAAAGATGTTGCAGTTGGTGATATAATTTTTGTTAGAGATAGTAATACACCAACAATGAATATTGTTGTTGTGCTGTCAAATACTGGAACTGTTGTTGATGTTTCAGATGGTACAGCTATTACTGTAGCTGACGCTGACTAAGTTATAGAGAATGGGGGCTACGGCCCCCCTTTTCTAAGGATTATATTTATGGCTCAAGGTGATACTAATGTAACTGTTTGTAACAAAGCGCTTTTATTTTTAGGCGCTGAACCTATTACAAGTTTTACTGATGGCACGCCAGGTGCAAATGCCTGTGCAAACATTTACGAAGATACAAAAAAAATGACATTAGGTATGTATCGTTGGTCTTTCACCATAACAAAAACAGAATTAGCAAGAGATGTAGATGTACCAAATAGTGAATGGACATATCAATACTTGTTACCTAATGATATTTTAAACGGCGTTCCAGAGGCCGTCAGAACAACAAAGAGTCCTGGAGGACAATTATTTAAAGATTGGGAAATGGGTCAATCAGCAGGCCAATATTCCGTTCTAATGACAGATGCTACAGAAATACATATTGATTATCAAAGACTTGTTGGTGAAGGTAATATGCCAAGTTATTTTATTCAGCTACTTGGTTATCAAATGGCATGGCATTTAGCTGAAGTCATGACAGACCAAACAACAAAAGCTGAATACTGGAGGAGTATAGCATTAGGCACCGCCTCAGAAAATTTTAGAGGAGGTTACTTTAGACAGGCAGCGTCAATAGATAGTGGAGGACAAACGCCGTCTATAGTAGGTGATTATTTGCTTACGGATATAAGATGAGCAGAATACAGCAGTATCAAGCATCATTTACTATTGGAGAGTTAGACCCTTTATTACAAGGTAGAATAGACTTACAACAATATTACACATCTGTACAGTCAGCAAAGAATGTAATTTTTGAACCGCAAGGAGGATTCAGTAGGCGTCCAGGTCTTAAATTTCTATTAGATATAACAAATGATGGGGCAGCTAACGGACACTATCTTGTTCCTTTTGAGTTTTCTGTTGACGAAAGTTTTATGGTGGTTATGACGGCTGTAAAAACCGATAACCCTAATGCAAAAATAAGAATGTTTTTTTTTAAAGATGGTGCATTACTAACTAATATTAATTCAAGTGGGAATAATTATTTAGAATTAACTGTTGGTACATTATATGAGGTTACAAATTTTGATATAAATAGATTATATTATACACAGTCTGCTGATACTTTAATACTTGTTCACCCAAACTTTGCACCTTTCAAAGTTCAAAGAGGGGCTAACAATACAACATGGACTGCCACTGCACTAACTTCAGAACTAACTATTCCTAAGCACGCATTTACAATTACTAAAACTTCTCCTTCAACAACAATCACCCCTTCAGCTGTTGATGGCACTATAGAGATTACAGCTGGCTCTGGCATATTTAGTTCTTCAAATGTAGACCAGTTTATAGAATCTGAAGATGGATTTGGTAGAGCAAGAATAGTAAATTTTATTTCTACAACAAAGGTAGAGGCTTTTGTTGAGATACCTTTTTTTGACACCAGTTCAATATCTTCTGGTAATTGGTTTTTAGAGAGTGGATATGAAGATGCCTGGAGTAATACTAGAGGTTGGCCTATATCAGCAACCTTCCATGAAGGACGCCTTTTTTTTGGTGGCAGTGGTTCATTACCATCAACACTATTTGGTTCAAAAGTAGGACAATTTTTTAATTTCAAAGCAGCTGAGGGTTTAGATGATGATGCTATAAAAATTACTTTGGCTACTGATAGTGTGAACACAATTACTGGTATGAGGTCTGGTAGAGATTTACAAATATTTACAACCGGTGCTGAGTTCTTTATTCCTCAAGGAGACTTGGACCCTATTACCCCATCAAATGTTGTGGCTAAGTCTAGTACAAAGCGTGGGGCAAAAGCGTTTGTAAGACCACAAGCTGCAGAGGGAGGCACCTTATTCATACAAAGACAAGGCAAAGCTATAAGAGAACTTTTATTTTCTGATGTTGAGTTATCTTATGTTGCCAACAATATTTCCTTACTTGCCTCGCATTTAATTGTTGACCCAATAAAAACTGCTCTTAGAGCAGCTACAGATACAACAGAAGGTGATTTATTATTGATACTTAATGGAGAAGATAGCACTGGTTACAGAGACTCCAGCGTACCATTTACAGGCCAGATAGCAGCCTTTATGTTAAACAAAGGTCAGAATATAGTAGCCCCCTCACATCTTGTTACAGATGGCACATTTAAAGATGTGGCGGTTGATGTTGATACAATATATACAATAGTCAAAAGAACTATAGGTGGTGCAACAAAATTTTATGTTGAGGTCTTTGATGATGACTTTACAACCGATAGTTCTACACAAATAACTTCTGGTTTTTCTGGTGCAACATACAACAGTTTTGGACATATAGAGGGTAAATCAGTTAAAATTATTAGAGATGATATTGTTGACACAGATGATACAGTATCTAGTAGCGCTATTACTGCTGGAGGCACACCGCTTACATATTTAGAAGTTGGGTTAAATTATGATGTAGAGGTAATAACAAATCCTGTAGAAACAAGATTATCAAGTGGTACGATTGCCTCACAAAAAAAAAGAATACTAGAAATCACACCACATGTTTTTAAAACACAAAACCTTGTAATTAATAATAGGTTGATAGATTTTACAACAGCACCACTAGCAGGTATAGGTGGTGTTACAGCGTTTACCGGTAAAAAAAGAACACATGGATTTCTAGGTTATGATAATGACGGAGTAATAACAATATCACAAGACCAGCCAGTTTTTATGACTGTGTTAAGTCTTGCCTACAAAGTAAGTGTAGGGCAATAAAAGAAAGGAAATAAAATGTCAATAGGAACAGTATTAGCAGTTGCATCTATAGCCACTACAGCAGTAAGCACAATAGCACAAATGCGACAAGCAAAAGCAAAAAAAGAAATGTATGATATGCAGGCAAACGCTGCAAGAATACAAGGAAAAATTACAGCATTGAAATACAAACAGGAGGGTGTTGAAAAACTAAAAAAAATCAATAGAGTTTTAGCTGCTAATACAGCTAGGGCTGCAGCTGGCAATATAGACCCATTTTCTAGTGGAGGTTCACCAGATATTATTAACACATACTCATTAAGACAAGCTGTAAATGATTTTACAATATCAAGAGATAATCAAACTATGGCTACAAAAATGGCAAATATACAGGCTCAACAATATAATTATGCAGGCAAAGTG